AGCCTGGCAATCCGTCTGGCTGAACCGCAAGAGCGTAACCTGTAGAACCAATACCGATTCTTATGTTACCACTGTTGTAAGTGATGATGTCACCCTTGGTGTTCATCGCACCAGAAGAGTCACCCTGAGCAAGAACTTCCCACTGAGTACCTATACCAGCAGTTGGAATAACATTAACGTGTGAAGCACCAATTGATAGGTAAGAAGTTGAACCGTATCTTGCAAGGTGGCCTGGGTGATAGGTGTATGTTGTAGAGAAGTTACCTACAAAATTAAAACCTTTAACTAGGAGATCCCAAACTTCATTACCTTGATAAGATTCTGGTGCAATTGATCCGAGTCCAACCTGTAATGGAGAAACGTTTGTTGAAACACCGATCTTATGACGATAAATGTTACCACCATATTGAACTAAGTCACCTCTATAATAGGGGTTAGGTGCATATGTAACCGCCGCACCAGCAAGACCATCTGATAAGATACTCCACTTAGCGTTAGGATCTGTTGAAAGACCTAAGTTTTGTGGAGGTTGGAATCCTGCTAGAGATGTTGAAAGAGCAACATATGAAGATCCGTTGTAATTAACAACGTCACCTGTTTGATACTCTGTAGAAAGTTGCCAATCGCCTTCTGATTTAAAACCAGCGACATATTCGACCACTTTCGTCTTGTCGATGAAAGTACCTTCTGAAGTGTGAGCCGTTGTCACACGATAAACCACGTTACCATAAGTAACGAGGTCATTGACACGATAATAGGTTGAAGTCGTCCAAGCGCCCTTTTGTGCAAGGCCCTCGATATGAACGTTCCAATTACCTAAATCGTTAGCGTAAAAGTTTGAAGTACTGGCAGTCGATGTATGATTAACAGTTGCAACATAAGTGTTACCACCGAACTTAATGATGTCATCGATCAGGTAAGACTTGGATACAGCCCAGTCACCTGTCCAGTTGAATTTTACTCTTCCAAGTCTAAACTCAGCCATTGTTTCTCCTAGTTAATTATCTGAATGGGATTATTTTGGTCCGATGGTTGAATAATCATAATCTGGCCCATTGAACCTTATGACAAAGAAACCGTCATCATCTATGTAATAGTACAGATTTCTTCTGTCAAAGCGGATCTGTTGATATTTATCACTTGGGTCATCTAAAGCTTTTTTATCGGTAGCAACATCCAATCGTATAACAGATGTTTTACCAACTCCGACATCATAGCATCCATAGTCAACACCATCACCAAATTCTGGTATAGCGGTTCCATCTAATCGATAGAACTCTCCTAATTCTGTTCCAGCAGCACTAACTTTTGAGAAGTAGAGCATATGCTCTGCATCTCTTCGTAGAGCATAGGTGAAAAAACCCGACGATTCTGAAGGGATAAATTCACCAGAAATTGAATTACTTAGGGTTAGTGCCATTTCTAACTACTCCTGTTATTGAATATCTTCCAAAGAGATCCATTCCAAATGAATGTTACCGATGCCCCTGAAACATCCATAATAAAAGGTGACGAGGCCTCAACGAGGTGCCCGTTCTCAAATGAATATTGTGATACTATATTTATTGGGTTAATACTCAAGAAATTTGAAAAGTCTTCTACCCAAATCCAGTCACCAATCGCACGAGGGGTTGGTAGGGTTAGGTTAAATCCTGCTGGAGAATTCGTAGAATCAACAGTATATTTCTGGTTAGTACCAGCCGTATAGTTTCCGCTAACAAATGTCCATCTTGCTTTTGCAAGTTCAAATCCACCAGGCGTTGCACCGTCATGTACAACTGCGGTGTTCTTATCGGTATCAACGGTAATTTCTGCTAAAGCACCTGTAAAGTTAAAGTGTTCAGCTGTCGTACCTTTTCTAAATTGAACCTGCTTAGTCATATTTCAAGAGGTCAAATAGTTATGCTTCTGATTTATTTATAGAATTAAATTATAACAACGTAGGTTCTGCCTTCCTCGAATACGAGAATCTCAGTTGGAGCAACACCAAGAACATTGATTTGACCACTAGCCTGATATGATGTTCTTGCATATGCCTCATCAAGAGATGCAAGTTTCTTGAAGGATCCTGTTCCGTATACTGGAGCCCAAGCCCTTCTCTCGGTAGATCCTCCCCCGATATCGTATAGAACGGCAACTCCAATTCCAACGTGTGGAATGAAACGAACATCTGGATGAATAAGTGGTTTTCCAGAAATCGTAAGTTTTCCTGATGTGCCAGGATCTTTGTCGTCTCCGTAGTATCCAAAGTTCTGATTGAGTACTGTATCTGCATTTGTAGAGACAGTAACAATACCAGAAGTAACGAAGTCTTGATATACCCAATGAAGCTTCGTGATTGCAGAAGCGCCCTTGAGATCGTAAAGAATTGTACCTTCGCCAGCCTGACTGATAAATCTGACTGTGGAAGATCCAGAGAATGTAGCCGTACCAATACCACTCTCTCTGGTGAATACCTTGAGATCGAGAGAACCGCCAACTTGGAACAATCCAGAACCTTTTGGTGCTGGAGTGAAGTCGATGAGTGGATGTGATAGAGCTCCAGAGAATGTAAGAATACCAGAAGTGCCAGGATCCTTGTCGTCTCCGTAGTAACCGTAGTTGGCAATCTCTCTTGTTTCTGCCTCTCCAGCAAAGTCGACCAGAACAGAACTTGCAAATCCTTGATATGGAATTGCTTCTGCAGCCGAACCAAATCCGAATAGAGAACCATTTCCAGCCAAGGAAACTCTGATTCCAGTAACGGCCTCGATTGTATTGCTGAGAGAGATATTTCCAGTACCAACCCATATACGCTGACGGAAGGCATTTGCCGTTCCAGAAAGTGTAATATTTGCTGTATTCTCTGGAGTCTGAGCAATGAAGGACTCTTGTGCGGTTCCATTGAATATGGAAGTTCCAGCAACAAGTTCTGCTGCGGCCGCACTCTCTGATATACCACCAATGGAATATAGAGATCCAGATCCAACCTCTCTGAATACTGCTTTGAGATCTGAGTATGCACCACTGAAGTTGTATGTGGATATTCCAACTTCCTGAACAGTAAGTTTCTCGGTAGATCCAACTGCACCTTCGTTCCTGAGAGTGATTTGACCACTTGTACCAGCGCCTGGATCTCTGTCGTCTCCGTAGTAACCAAATACTGAAATAACTCTGTTTGGAGCAGTTCCAGTAAAGTCGAACATGAGCGACCCGTAACCATATTCGGTTGCAGGTATAAAGCGTTCTTTTGCACCGAATTCGACTCCTTCGAGATCTCCATTCTCGTCTGGGCCTCCAACACCGTTTCCAGCAGTACCAATACCCAGAATGTAGATAACACCGTGAGTACTGATAGGAGCGTTGGTTCTGGAGATCGAACGACCACTGAGGGTAAGAACTTCGTGAGTATTTCCACCCTTTCCGTCGAGTGTGGATTGACCGCCTGGATAGTTCGGAATAAAGCTGGCAGTTGTGATACCAGTAACTCTGTCCGTACCACCACCAGGCGATAATGTAATCCCAGTCTCGATACCGATATTTCTGTCGATACCATAATGGGGTGTGTAATCGATCTGAGGGTGTTGTGTTGCACCATAAAGTCTTGTAGTGACTTTCTGTGCCTGAGAGGCGTATGAAAGTTTGAGACCTGAATATGCACCACCAATAATGTGTAGGTATGTTCCAATTGGAGGTTCTCCACTCCATCTGATACCTGAAGCACCACTGAATGTTGCAATACCACTTGATGGTGGGAAGATGATTCTTCTGTAAGTGGTAAATCCAACACCGTTGTGTTTTGTAAGACTGACTGTTCCAAGACCAACCCAATCCTTGGCAACACTCTCTTCAAGAGTACCAGAGGTATCGTAAAGAACTGTATTATCTGGAGTCTGAGCAACAAACTTCTCTGGGGAAGTAGTACCAACAAAGTCGAATAGTGTTGTGTTACTACTTGCAACAGAAACTCTTTCAATAGCAGTAGAAAGACCAGTAACAATAAGTGGGCCTTTACCATGATATTTCGGAATCCACTGAGTCTTAGCAGGAGGAACAGAATCAACAATCTTGATTGGAGTCTCGAATGGATACCTGTTCGCTGTTGGTGCAGTTTCATTAACCCAACCAAAGTCTTCAAGTCCGTTCCTAGTACCCTCACTCTGATGTTTGAATCCAGTAAAGTGTGGAGTCTCTTGAGTGTATTGAGCGTCAGATCTAGGTTCAATCTCCTGATCACCAAGAATACCCCAGTTCTGAGATACAACATTGACAGAAGCATCAATACTGTAACTATTAGTCTTATCAAAGGAAGGTAGAACAGTAACACCACCAGATCCTTGGTCGTATGTTAGACCACCATTACTGAAGAGGAGATCTTGTGAGTATCTGTTAGTCTCATCATCGAATGTCTCAGTACCAGAAGCCTGACCAAGTTGATTGAGATCCCAACCGTAAGCAGGATCATTGGTAATCTTACCGTAATTCTCATTGGTCTGACCAATGAATAGGGAAGAAGTATTATATGCGTAGAAGGCCTGACCGAGACCTTCACCAACCATATTGAAGGTTCCACCAAATCTATCATCTGGTAGATCAATAATTCTGAGATATGTCTGACCTTCTTCTCTTCCTGTCTTAAGGGTAATATCACCAGAACATACAGGAGCAGGGCTGAATACAATGTCAGCATTACCACCAATGTATGTGTAATCACCTTGTAAGTATGACTTGGTTGTAGATTCAGCAGATCCACCAACAGCAAAGAGAGTACCACTACCTTCAGGAATGACTGGTGTAATAGACTCACCACCAGTTCCACTGATTGTAAATTCTCCTTCCTCACCGAAGACTGTGTGTTGTGGAGCTTGTGATAACCAGAGTTCTCCAGATATGAATATACCAGCATTGTGTGTAGCAATACCAGATTTTCCAGAAGATTCCCAAGAAAGTGCAGCTGCAACATCTGGATCCTCTGAAAGGAGGAATGTTGCAGTTCCTGTAAGAGCAGAAGTCTGTCTGATCCAAGCAGATTCTCCAGTTGAAAGAGAATCCAGATTTGGATAATGTTGTCCTCCAAGTTGAGCCCAGTTGAAGTCTGGAAGTAGGTAACCCCAATTCTCTGCTTCCTTCGGAATAGTCTCGTCGTTGGTGACGATAACATTCCAATCTTCCGATGGTTGAGTTGGAGTTGCACTGATAAGACCCCAATCCAGTTCTTCTGTAACCTGATCTCCAAGAGGAGAGAACCAAGAAGGAGTGAATACAGGTTTGCCCTGTGTCATTCCTCCAGTAATATCGAAGAGGTTTATATTACCGTCTGCCTTAACCGCCTTAAGATCGGTGTATCCACCACTAATATTGTAGAGTACTGTACCTGACTTATCTCCACTACCAGTAACCAGACTGATATCAGATACAGATCCAGTAATCCTGAATGGATTTTTAGATCCAGTAGTAATTCTAGATCTTGCTGTATTAGCGTCACCAGATACACCATAGAGTACAGTACTTTCTGGTGTCTGAGCAATAAACTCTTCCTTAGCAGAACCAGATACAGTAACAGTATCACCAACACCGAATACTGTACTTTGAGGTGCCTGACTGAACCAGTTCTCTCCTGTAAATGTCCAACCAGTACCAGAACCAGTAACAACTGGTGTCTGAGCAACATCGGTTGCTTCAGCAAGTTTGAATATACTTCCTGAACCAGTGAAGTGGAATGGTCTGGATTCAATAGCACCAACTCCAGTTGCCTGATACTCGTGTAGAGATATCTGACCACCAAACTTCCTTTCTATTACACCATCATCTCTGAAGCCTGTTGGTGTATCTGTTACTAAACCGTAATTATCTCCAGTTATTACTGAAGTATCACTAAACGAAGTTTCCTTCGCAAGTGCATCTTCAATAGTAGCATCAAATGATAATGATGTACTACCGAATGTAGAACCTTGTCTTGTTGTTACTGAACCGTAATCATCCTCTGTCCAAGTTTCTCTTGGATCACGAGAATAATCATATATTACTCTTTCGTTCTTATATTGTCTTCCGTAACCGCCCTTAATCTTCGCAGCGTTCTTAATTACAGGGAGGTAACTTTCGTGGTCAGGAGTTGTTGTTCCACCAGATACCGTTAATGTACCTGATCCATTCCACGGATAAACTTGATCTAGTTCGGTAGCAGATAGCCCTGACTTGGCAATCGCACCAGAACCTGTGTATAGTCCTTTGCTTAGTGATTCAGTAGCAACACCAGAGGTGTTGAAGATGACTGGCCCAGCCGCTCCAAGATCTGGTATAACCAGTCTTTCGAGACCTGAACCTATTTCATGTATAGTACCTGTACCAATCCAAATTCTGACAGGACTGGTTAGTGCCGCAGCACCTACGTCGAATAATACTGTACTATCTGATGGGAATATAACCTGATAGTATGTGTCTAGAGATGTTATCTTCGCAATAGGGCCAAATGGAACTATATCAGCAGTCCATCTAATCTCACCCCAATCATCTACATTGAAGTAATTTGCATCTCTTTCTATGGTATGAGCCTGGTTTATGTCGCCATAGTCGATATTCTCCGAAGAAGAGATCAAGATTGAACCTTGATCTACTCCAACGAATTCATCTATCTTCGTATTGTCATAGACGAATACGGCCATATACCAGACTACCTCCTATAATTAAAAAGGGTCTGCTTAGAAATAAAGCAAACCCCACATACTGAATATTTAGTTTGTTTGTTAATCTAGAGCAACGTTCAATGTGATCTTAATTTGGTCACCGTTGTTCTGAATGTTGTAAGGACCGTTTGTGAATCTTTCAGCGTACATTATACTTGAGTATAGTGTAGCAGTGTTCAATCCTAGTACTCCGTTAGATGTAGCACTCATAGAAGGAGTTGTTACAAACTCATCTGCGTTAGGTACATCAAATACTGTATAAACACTAGATTCAAGAGTCGTGTTACCAGCACCAGCATTGATATAAAGAATATCACCATTCTTTAAACCGTGGTTGGTAATAGAAATCTTACCGAAACTAAATGTAATACTTGGGTCAGTAGCAACCTGAATGTTATCAATAAGTGCTTTGTCCAGATAAATGACCTGTAACGACCTATCAATACCAATTATTCGAGTTCCAGTCTGAATACCTGCGTTACCTGCAACATACTGACCAAGAGTTATATCGTTGATACTAACCTGTGGGTCAATAGTAACATAAGAGTTACCAACAACACCAATACATGGGTCTGTGTTATTACCCTTAGTAACTGTAGTTCCGATGCCGACACTAGCCGAATGTACAACCCCTTGTACTGCGACAGGCATATTATTTGCTCTAGTAACATAATATCCGTAGATGTTACCAGCAGGTCCCGTAAATGTGAAAGTCTGTTCTGGGTATGTAGCAGTTGTACCACTACCAACGTTCTTAATAACCCATCTTGATCCGTTCAGTAGAATTCCGTACTGTTGGTTATAGTCTTGATCTCCTCTGTTGTTCACACATTGAGGATAACCCGTATTAGCAGTCGTTCCATAACCATTGACGTTACCATCAATATATGGTTCAAAGTAAGCAGTTGCTGTAGGAACGTCCCCTTCAGCTGGGTTGGTGTTACTTGTAAAGAGTTTCAGTACAAGGTTTCTCGGTGAGTTATCTTC